ATCCACAGCTCGATTCCATCGGTTGTTTTTTTGGTCTTGCCCGCCTGCGGATGCTCGACTACGGGGGCAGTAACACCGAACGCGTCAAGTTGCGGCTCAAAATGTTTCCGGAAAGCGTAATTGTCGTAGGCAATCAGCTCGACCTGATATTCCGTCGTCGCCTCGGCGGCGCGGGCCGCGACGTAATCCATGCGCACAAGCTTGCCGGGCGTCGCCGTCAGATGCCCTTCGCGCGCCCAGATGTCATACGGCGCTTGGTCCTGGAGCGCGCGCTGAGTGAGCGTGTCCGCCGGCGACCACACCTCGACCCAAGCGTCGAACGTCGGAAGTGTCACCCAGCCCTCGCCGCGCTCGACCTCAACGGTCCCGGTCGGGACCACAAAGGCGAGCGCGGTCAGATCCTTGGTGGCCGATAGATCGACCCCGAGGAACGCGCGTTTTCCGAAATGCTCTGCCGGATCGAAATCGGCCAGCACCGCTTCGAGCGATGCCCGGCTCATCCAGGTCGTCTCGGCATCTTGCCAGCTACAGAAATGCAGCCGGAGGATGCCGCTGAGCTTCCCCGGGATCGCCTTGGCCTGCGCCACGACGCCGGCGAGGTAATCCTCTTTGACCGTCACGCCGAGCAGTGGGTTGGCCTTCACCCAGCAGCTCGGGTCCTCGAGCGGGTCGTCGTCCTTGTCGAGCGAGCACACAAAACTGAAGGCCGCGTCGTCGATCGGCTCGCCGACATAGGTCGCGTCGTCGTCCGGCGTCATCGTGCCGGCGGCGCCCCGCACCGCGTGGGTGTGTTCCTGCCAGCAGACCGACTCGCGATCGGTCCCGGAATTGGTCGCCATGACGAGCAGCGGCTGGCGGCGGAACTTAAACCCGCGCTCCAGCGCCTCGATCATCATGCCGTTGCGGTGCTCGTGCACCTCGTCGCACAGCGCGCAGCTGGGCCGCGGGCCCGACTGCCCATCATCCGAGCTGATCGGCCGGAAGAAGCTTCCGGTCTTCAGGTCGGCCAGGTTCCACACCGGGTTGCCGCCCGATTTGGTCAGCCGCTCGGCGAGCGCCGGTGACTGGTCCCGCATCGCAACCGCGTCGCGGAACAGGACCATTGCCTGATCTTTCTTCGAGGCCGCCGCGTAGACTTCAGCGCGCGCCTCGCCGTCGGCCAGGAGGCAATACATCCCGATGCCGGCCAGCATCGGTGATTTTCCGATGCCCTTGGCCGCCTCGATGTAGGCTCGCCTGAAGCGCCGTGTGCCGTCCGCCCGTATCCAGCCGAACAGCGACCCGACGATGAATTTCTGGCTCGGCTGCAGTTCGAAGGGCAGGCCCTCGAACTGGCCGCCGTTGAGCCGCAACACATCGCGGAAGAAGCCGATCGCCCTGTCAGATAGCGCCGTATCCCAGCGCAAACCACGCGCGGACCCTAGCTCGAGGTCTGCCAGATGGCGCCGTGCGGCGTTCCGGATGTGCGGCCCGGCGACGATCTCGCCGGCGACGACAGCCCGCGCCCAGGCGGTTACGGGGTCGTCAGAAGTACCTCGCTGCCGGGTCCCGGTCCCCACTGATCGGCGGGTTGGCTTCGATCCGGCTCCTCGCACTCGGGGTCATCCCAAACTCTGCCGCATAACGCACCATCGCCGCGGCGGCCTTGTTAGAGATGCCGACCAGCGGGTTCTGGATCGCGTTGCCGTTCGTTGTCTTGATCAAGAGGCCGCCCGTCACCGGGTCGAGTTCCGCCATCGAGGCCAGCGCCCGCTCGGCCGCGGCCCACCGGCCATAGGCCTGCGCGTAGGCCGCCAGTGCCGCCCGGTCGACGCCGGTCAGGAGCCCGAGCCCATGCAACTCCGCTGAGACGCGGTTCCATTCGGCGAGCGCGTCCTCGGTCAGTTCAGGTGGCGGCTGCGGCGGTTCGCTTGTCGGCTCCGGCGCGACCTTTTGTGGTCGGCGCCCCGGATTGCCGGTGACTAGCTTTAGGTGCGTTGGTTTCGGCTTTCGCCCTTTCACTCGCTACCTCGTCAAATGTTCTGCCATCGCCGTCGAGCACCGCCTGCTTGCCGGTGAAATCCTGCCAGCGCTTCACCGCAACGTCGACGTAGGCCGGCGACAGCTCGATCGCGTGGCAGGAGCGGGCCGTCATCTCGGCAGCGATTATCGTCGTGCCCGAGCCACTGAACGGCTCATAGACCGCCTGACCCGGCGAGGAGTTGTTCTCGATCGGCCGCCGCATGCACTCGACCGGCTTTTGCGTGCCGTGGCCGGTCTCGGATTTTAGGTGCGTAATCTGCCAAAGCGTGGTCTGCGACCGATCTCCTGACCAGTGCCCGGCCTTCCCTTTGCGCACGGCGTACCAGCACGGCTCGTGCTGCCAATGATAGTGGCCGCGACTGATCACAAAGCGCGGCTTCGCCCATACGATCTGGCAGCGAATTTCAAAACCTGCCGCCTCGATTGAGGCTTGCACCACGCTGGCATGCGGATCGGCATGCCAGACATAGGTCACCTCGCCGGGGAACAGCGCCCAGGCCTCGCGCCAGTCGCTCTGCCCGTCGTTCTCTACTCGACTGGTCGCCCGAGCGCCGATCGGGCGACCGGTCGAGGCTCTTTCTGCCCGGTTCCGCCAATCCGGGTCATATTCGACGCCATACGGCGGGTCGGTGACCATCAGGTGCGGCTCGACGGCGCCGAGCACGCGCTCGACGTCCGTCGCGACCGTGCTATCGCCGCAGAGCAGCCGATGCCGCCCGAGCAGCCACAAATCGCCCAGCTCCGATACCGGATGCTCGGGAGCCGCCGGCGCGTCGTCGGGATCCGTCAGGCCTTCGGTCTTGTTTAAGATCGCCGCCTGCTCGGCCTCGCCGAACCCGATCAGCGACAGGTCGAACGCCATGCCGCGAAGGTCGGCGAGCTCGACGCGCAGCAGCGCCTCGTCCCACCCGGCGTTGAGCGCGAGCTTGTTATCGGCCAGGATGTAGGCCCGCCGCTGGGCCTCGCTCAGGCCCGCCAATTCGATGCACGGAACCGGGTCGACCCCGAGCTGCCGCGCCGCCAACACGCGCCCGTGGCCCGCGATAATCCCGCTCTCGCCATCGACCAGGACCGGGTTCGTCCACCCGAACTCCTTTATCGACGCGGCGATCTGCGCAACCTGCTCATCGGAGTGCGTCCGCGCGTTGCGCGCATAGGGAATCAGCGAGGCGAGCGGCCGATATTCGATCGCCAGACGGCTCACCGACCCCCCCTATTCAATTTCGCGCCGCTGCGCGCGAAACCTCGTTGCGGTTGCTGGGGCGAAGGGAGGCCAACTTTCGAACCCCCCCCCAAACATAATTTTGGTGGTTGACTAAAGGTTTTTGTTTGAAAAACAATTTCAAACGTAGCCATCGTCTGGTTCTTCGTCGCCATTCGGCTCGCTGTCAGCGTCGAAATAGACGCCCTCGAACGCGACTATTTTACAGTCGTCGCACCAGTAACCTGGATAAAGCACGGGTTGGCCGCAATCCTTGCACGGCAGCTGCAACGGCTCCATCCCGATCGCTGCTTCCAAGCGGGGGACGGTGCATCGAAGCGTCATCAAGGCAACAACGATGATGGCTCAACATTAAGGGCTGTAGCCATACGTTGCAGCATATCGATCTTCGGGATACGGAGGCCTTTTTCGACGAGGCATACGAAGGGAGGAGAAACCCCAAGCAGTCGCGCGAAGTCTCGCTGGGTTAGCCCTTTGGCCTTACGAGCCTGGAGCAGTTTAGATCCAAATAATGTCTTAACAGGAATGGCACGCAAGATACCCCTCCAGACCCAGAGCCTCATCTTTGTCATCTCTGTTCACGCGCGCGCATGAGAACGCGCCTGACCTGCTCCGGTCGCCATGTTTTGATTTCTCCGCTCGGCGTCGGTATGCCTCGCGCAGTCAAAGCCAGCGACAACTCTCCGAGGCTTTTGCACCCGGCAGATCTAGCGGCTTCGATATACGGCAACACGTCAGCTGCGTGCTCGTTTGCTAGTTTCGATCGCGCCGCGCGCCCGCTTCTGGCGAATGCACGGCTACCGTTTCCTGGCCGCAAATTTGGGTTGCCCAACCTGATCCCACGCGCCTTGGCTGCTGCCAACGCAGCAATCGTGCGCTGCGAAATCATCTCGCGCTCGTGCTCGGCAACGGCGGCAAGAATGTGGATCGTCAACCTGGTGGCGTAGGGATTGTCGCAGGCGATGAACTCAACCCGCGACTCCATGAGATTCGAGACGAAGGCCACGTTGCGAGCCAGGCGGTCGAGTTTGGCTATGACCAACGTCGCGCGCTTCAGTCGGCAGGCAGAAAGGGCCGCCGCTATTTTCGGTCGGTCGTTTTTCTTCCCGCTTTCGATCTCTTCGAATTCGGCGATTATCCGGCCGCCGCAAGACCCTACATGCCGGGAAACTGCTTCTCGCTGCGCCTCCAAGCCAAGGCCTGAGCGGCCTTGAGCATCTGTCGAGACGCGATAATAGGCGACAAAAACAGGCGCGCCAAACGGGCGCGGCGCGCGTCGCTGAGCCATTCTCTAGCCGTAACGATCTAATATGACCGTTTGACCAGACCGTGACGCGGGCCGTTGTAATGGGCATCGAGCGCACCGAGCGCGGATATCAACACGCCGGCTGCAGTTTCCTGGCTGACCATGCGGCCGGCCCAACCTTGGTGAAGCGCCCACGCCTTCAGACTGCTCTCAAGGCCGACAACGTGCCACAAGCAGGCACCACCTGCAGAGGCGAGGCCGCCGACTGCGCAGATGGCTCGCCACACGTGGTCGCGTGCAGCTTGGGTCGATAGGTGCGGCTCAGTCCAGCCTGCTCCCCCAGGCGAGCGCGCCATATCGGCAGCCCGTAACTGGTCAAGGTGGGCAGAGTAAAATTTGGATTTGAAGGTCTCGCCAGCGCTCCGCATTTCAGCTGTTATCGCACCGCGACGCTCCATCGCGCCGAGAATGTCGATCGCGCGATATGGCCTGGCTACACACCCTGCCATATCGGCGATGGGCTTAT